TATTTAGCCGTTGTGTCTCAGCAGCAAATTGTTCCTCAGTTATGAGGCCCTTGTCCATTGCTCTTTCAACATTACGCAATTCAGCTTCCAAGTTGTCCAGAAGCCTTACGGCACGGTCAATAGGCGCAGTATCTGCGGTAAAGACTAACTTAACGTCATCAGCCATTTGCAACTCCCATGTAAACGAAATCTAATCGTTTTATTGCGTCAACTTCCCAAGACTTAAATGGTGTATCTGTTACTTCCATCCAAGCCTTTATCTCAGAATAAGTCAAAGGATTAGGCCCACTAAAGCCTGATGTCCTTGCATTACTAAGTTGTATAAAAGCAGTCCAGATATAACCTAACTCCACAGGAAACTCTTCCTCTGGTTCAGCATCTTTAATTTTACGACCTAGCTGCTTTTCTACTTGTTCTAAATGCTCTCTTTCCGTAGCGCCACTTTTTGTTTGTTTATTCAACTTAAAAGTGTGTTCTGCCCAATCGCAGAGTTGTTGCACTACGCCCTCATAAAATCCAGAGAGTTGCTTATAGCTTCTTCAATTTGGTCACGGATCCAAAAAATTTCGTCGTATACTTTAATAGCAAGGTCAGGAGAAAACTTTGGTTGCTCACCATCAAAAGTGATGTTCCAATCTTTTGTAGCTTTAGATATCAACTCAAGCCCTGCACGTTCCAACTCTTCCGCTGTGATCTCAGATTTCTTAGTTTTTGAAACTTGCTTCAAACGTTTGTTAGTTTGCTCATGCACAAGGGCTTTATATTCTTTTGAGTGAGGTGCATATACAGTAATTGTCATACTAGAACCATCATCGTTCTTTAGAGGTTCTAGTGTAGTTGGGTGAACAATTTCCACATCAACAGTGTCACTTTTTGGTTTTAAGTCTTTCAAATCCATTGTCAGGTTCCTTTCGGGATTGTCGGGAAAATTAAAAACGAGGGGATGCCAGACCCGACACCAACACCCCCTCTACCCTAGCTAGGGATTACGCAGATCGTGTGATCTTTAAGTTTGTACCTTCTGTGCTATCATATAGAGCAACGAAGGATAAGTTAACAATACGGCTTGTTGGTCCATCAACACCTACATCAGCAGAGTTAATCTTAACTCGTGGGAAAGTGAAAGTCATTGTGTTGGTTCCATCACCGACAGACACTTCAATTTCAGTTTCCGTTTCATCTAGGAAGCGGTTAATCAAAGACGCATCCTCAAAGTATGCAGATAGTGTACCTTCTACTTCTGCACGACCATATTCTAGTGAAGGTGCAGAGTCGTCCCCGATTACGAATGTTGGGGCAAAACCGTTTGTCAATGTGAAGTCCAAAGCGGTTACGATTGCAACAGCAGATGCTGCACCAACGTTACCGATTGCCAAGTCACCAGAGTAAGCATCAAAAGGTGCTGCACCAGAAGCTGGATCTTGAGTTTTCTCTGTGCCACCTATTGTCATAGTTTTACCTACAAGGCCAAAGGTTGTAGTTACCATTTGGTTAGGTGCTAGTGATACACTCATTGTGTTAACAGTAACACCAGTGAACAAACGTGCTTGGTCGATGTCAGCAGCATAATCTTCGATAGAGAAGAATTTAGGTGTTGTGCCAACTTTAAGAACGTTTGTAGACCAAGTGCTTAACATAGCAGCTTCTAGTAGGTCATCGTAATCTGCATCACGAAGGTCAACAGTGACGATCAACTCGTGGCATACGGTCTGCCTGAATGTCGTTACCAGCAACACGGTCTTTGGTTAGGTTTAGTGAGTGAGTAGAAAAAGGTAAGTTTGTAAAGTTACCAGCAGGTGTCGTACCGAATGTGCTTTCGACGATATACGACAGACTTGAACGTGAACCCTGTGCAAAGGCCATGAGTTATCTCCTAAATTAGTTGTATGCGTACCATCCTATTGATACAGGAACAAAGAAAAATGGACTATCTACAATACCCCTTGATCGTTCCGCATATTCAATATGGACAGTAAAGTCATTAAGTGTGAGTGAAGTTGTGGCCTCAAATGCTTCCATTACATTTTTAGCTAACGTATCTGCCGCCGAAGGTCCAGCGCCCTCTGGGACATAACAATCAATGGTAAAAATACCATCGTATCTTTGTTGTGGGTTAAGCCCCCTTACGGCTGGTCGCCTTGTCGTCGGGATAGTAGCCACTTGAATATAACTTTCCCCAGTAGTGGGAGTAAAGGACACATTCTCATAAGCTATAGAAGGTACGTCTGTTATTAAGGACAAGTTACTTTCCAGCGTAGCCCGAATTTCTTTATGAATATCTGCCATACTTATTCCTCAACTGACTCATAACCTTAGTATGTTTTGCATCCACGTAAACTGCGTGAGGTGCGCCATTTCTTAAAACAATAACTTTTGTATTCTTAAAGTCTATGCCAGATATATCAGCCATTAGCTGTTCTTGGGCCTCTTGCCTTTTACCTTCCGCAAAAGCACTGTCTCCCTTACGTCGTGGTAAACCGTGGGATGACTTTCCTCTTGGTCTACCTCGTCCACCAGATGTTATCTGCCAAGAGGTTATGAAAGCCCCAGTATCAACAAAATACTTACTTAGTTTTGGTGCGTCGTATGCCATGTTTTTTGCAATAGCTTCTAATTTTTCTGGGACAAACTCTTTTGTCTTTTGTTTTTTATCCAGAAATGACCTATTTACTACAATTTTCACGACTGAACCTCACAGATATACAAGATTGCAAGACCACTGCTGTAGTGAGTAGTAACACGTACTATATGAACCTTTGGACCAAGCCCGGATATTTGGTCACCATCATCAGGCTCAACCAATAGTCCAAGCGCAGGTACAGCAATCTTTTTGACACCACGACGTACTTCACCGTCAATGGCTGGACCCTCTATAGCGTCATACATATAACCAGTGATCTCGTAATCTGTAACACTTCCACCAGACAAAGAGCCTGTAGCGGGGTCATATGTGCCATCCGCAACCTTATGCAACGTAAGTGTGGAACCATGTCGCTGCACCAATCGCAGCAGGTTATAGGCGTTCATGGCTTACTCCCTGTCGTAGTCGTATACTTGCTGGTCTATTTGAAATTGATCTTTAGTAAACTTTGGTGTTACTCGGTTAGTGTTTGCTCTTGCAGCATCTACGGCTGACAGGGTTATACCGCCAGCCTTAACCCCAAGTACACCACCAGTCTTAGACGCTTGATACTCAAGTGCCTCTGCTAACTCAAGGTAGTGTGCCTGTAGCTGACTAGACATTTCTTCTAGTGCGCCACTGATCTTTACGTCTACGTTACGTGAGTATTTAGCAGCAATAGTGCGACATAAAAATGCCCCAGCAAAGTATGTGTTGTTATTAGCTTGGGCCAGTGCAAACGCAACCTCTTCGTCTTGTACTTGCTGGTCACCTTCGTTGGTATCACCAATAAGAAAACGTGTAGCATTAAGACGACCCAAAGCATCCGTTGTGTTTAAGTTACGTTCATCATAGGACCAAGCCATTTATCATACCTCTAGTTCACCGTAATTACGTCGCCAAGAACGAATTAGGCCACGTTGCTTGTCAAGGATTTTAGACTTCTTGCACTTCTTTTTCTGGTACTCGTCCTCTGTCGTCGTCTTCTTTTTAACCTTTTCGTTAATAGAATCAACAAGAGCGTCTAGTCCAGCAGCATCTAGCACTTCAAGTCCATCACCGACTTTAATATCGGCAGCTAATTGTTCGTTGTGATACAGGTAACGAATGCCATACAAGTGCTTCACTCGTTCGTAATCAACACCCATCTCTTTCCAAGGGAAGTGTTGTTGTATCTTCCATCTTTTGCCGTGACCATCAAACGCAACCTTAACGAATAACGGTTGGTCAATCTGTAGTGGCATATCAAAATTCATATCGGGACCTTCCTAGCTATAGGGATAAGGGGGACCGAAGCCCCCCTAAAGTATTTATGCGATTACTTGGTTGAAGAAGTAACCCAAGTCTGCGCCTGTGACTTTCATGTCATAAGCCATTTTAACTTGGATGTGTTCTGCAACTTGCATACGTTTCAGAGCATCGTCTGAGAAGGACTCAACAGAGATACCCAAGTTGTTTGCCCCTGGAACGTTGTTCCATGCAAAGGTCAAACCAGCAGCAGGTGTCATCAATCCAGCGTTACGTGGGCCGTGTACCAACAATGCGTGGTCACCACCGATGAATGCGTTTGATTCTGCGACACCTTCAACAGATGTGTTTTTGACCGCTTCCATGACGTAGAAGTTTTCTACTTCAAAGATTTCTGCCAATTTTGCATCTGTGATAAGTGCTGTGTTAGAAACAGTTGCACCACCGTTCAAACGTGCAAGGATGTCTGGGTGGTTGACAAGGATGTCACGAACTTCTTTACCGACAACCATTGTGTTTGGTTTGAAGCCACCAGATTTCAACTGCATGGTACGACGTGCGTTTGTTACGTCTTTGATTGGAGTTGAGTTGGTGTAGTCAGACCACAAGTTGGATGGTGTGTTGTCTGTACCCCAGATACCTGAACCGAAGAATGTAGAAGCGAATTGCTCTTCACGGTGGATCAGCAGACGGTTGACCAGAGTTTGTGCGCCAGCAGCACGGATGTCCAACGCTGCATCTTCGTTAGCAAGAGTTTGCTCGTCGAAGTCCATACCCAGACCGTATACGTCTGCATAGTATGATGCGTTAGAGATTGACATACCGATGCGGTTAACTTCGGTGCGTGGTGCTAGTGCTTTAACGTCACCAGTACGGTTCATGTTGTCACGGTCGTAGATGTAGTATTTGTCAGATTGACGGTCTACACCAACAACTGGGAAGATTTTGTCAGCAATGAAGTTGCTTTGGTCTTGAACGTAAGCTACGGTCAAGTTTGTTAACGGCTGGTCTAGGTGTACCGCCGAAGGTGTCAACATAGGCATATTTATAATTCCTTTTCTATGTTAGGTTACGCAGGTACAACGTTGCCGCCTTGGATCAACTCCATAGCGAAAACCTGTCCATCAACTGCATCTTCAAGAGCATAGCCCATTACTACGTCACCAGCAGCAGCAGTGATTGCATCGCCAGCAGCGTCTGTTTGGATTTCGTCGCCAGCAGTTACGGAAGCACCAGCCACGACCATGACTTTACCTGTCATCGCTACAGTAGCGGCTTTACCAGCAGTTGGTTTGTTCAATAGAACACCAATCGCACGTTCACCAGCAGCGTCTGCCAAGTCTACTTGACCATCAGCTTCTAGTGTAACGAATTTGAATTGTGCAGACGAAAGATCTTCGCCAGCAATGAATGTGCGTGTATCACGGCTTTGCATTACAGCCATTGTTATTCCCCCTTATAGGATTTTGTTATGAGAGCCTTGCCTTCGTCGGTCTTTGCAATAGCTGCATAAGCCTTAGCATACTCAGATTTTTTCATTTGGTTGTCGTCCATATAGGATTTAACCATTGCATCCAGTGCGTCAGCAGCAGAAGTGAAATTACCGTCTGCGTCTGATTTACCAACCTCTTCCATCTTACCTGCGTACATTGCGTCAGCAGCTTTCAGGACGTTCATTACAGCTTCGTCATCAGCATGTTTGGCGACAAGAGTTTTAGCAACATCTACATCGAAGTGAGGTAGTGTTTCTGTTGCAGCTTTGGTCAACTCTGCGTCTGCTTTAGCAATCTCAGCAGCTTCTAGTGCTTTCAAGATTACTGCTGGAATGTCAGCTTTGTTTACTTGCTCACCTTCGTACTCTAGGTACTCTGGCTCGACTTTCTTTTCGATTGTTTCGGCTTTAATAACATAGCCGTTCTCAATCAAGGACTTACGAAGACGCTCGTTCTCAGCTTTCAGAGTTTCGATTTCTGCATCTCGTGCATCAACTTCATCAGCTTTCTCGGTAACCTCTTCGGTCACTTCAACAGCATCTTCTGCTTTTTCCATCTCGTCTGCGTGACGACCACATGCTTTTTCAGCAGTGCAATCTGGGCAGTCCATTTTTGTTTCTTCTTCCATATCGTCTCCGTTGGAGTTATCACGCTTGAATAGCGATACCATTGCCTGAGCATTGGCTGGACGGTCCACAAGTGATAGTTCATCCAATTCAAGCTGTTTCAAAAGGTTAGCCATTAAACTCTTCCTTTATTGCTCTGCCGCCAATGCTAAAGGCAGCTAGTTCGCCAGATTTGACCTTTGCCCAAACGTCGTCGTTATAAACTTTGAAAGCTACAATCCAGCCTTCACGGTCACTCTGGATGCCAAGGGATTCACCAATCTCTTTAGTGATGGGCATGGAGTGGATAACTGCCCCGATTTGGTCACCCCTGTGCATTTCTTTACCGACACGAACATGCTCCATGAATTTGTTCACGGCACGTACTAGCGTGTCTGGTTCTATTACATCGCCTTGGCGGTCAACTACAGGTTCACCCTTTTCGGTTACCACTGAGGCCCAGCCATAGACCATGCGTTGTTCTTCGTCGGCCTTTAGAATTTGGCCTTCTAAACTCTTTGTCATACTACCCACGGTACTACCACTCCACATACGGCACGACCAGTAACGTGCGCTTGTTTTATCTGTTGCTGTGTCACAAGAGTGTCGGCTACGGAAGTTTGCTCGTGCTTTTGGGTCGTCACGACGAATTTCCATGTTAGGGTCACCGAAAGTTACCTTCTTGGTTTTGTCGCCATCCTTGACGTACACACCAAACTTTTTACTGGAACCTTTAGGTAACCGAAACGGTTTGTTTAGAGGTTTGTCAGCTTTGTTAATCTCTTCCTCTGTAGGTAGAGTATCTGGATCATACATCAGTCTAAGTCCTCTTGTATAATGATTGTAAAGTACCCATTGTTGGGGAAGGTTTCTACAGTCAAGTCACCGTAAGTAACCTCAATCTCCCCGTAGTAAGTACCAGCAGTATCTGTATCACCAGCCGCCCAAGTGTACTCTACACGCCCACCTGCCGCATTTGTAATGTCAGCAGATGCGTCGATCTTTAAGCTAGTGGCACCATACTTTTTCATATGAAAACGTGCCGTAGAACCTATTAGGTTAACAGCAGCACCAGATGCGTCTGATAAGTCCACTGTCAACTTTGGACTGGTGTCGTTTGTCTTAATCTTAAAAGCCATTATCCTACCTTAACCCTGTTTCCAGCGGTCCTTGCAAATTTAGTTTTATTACCACCAGCGAAGTTAGCCCTGTTACCAATATTTGGACCATCAGCATTAACCTCACGAGCCAAGGCTGGGTTCCAGAATGGTGCCGACAAGATGTGTGCAGATGCTGTCAGTTCAGCATTAGCAAAGTAGTGGTCACCTAAAATAACTGTACGATCAACTTCTGGTACACCTGCTGTA